CGCCGTTCGTCCAATCCTGACCGGCTACATCCAGCACCTCGGAGCTTTAGATCCGAACGGCGGCGCGCACGCGGCGTCCTTCCGGGCTCGCCTGCAACTGATCGTAGTCGCCCGTCTTGGCGGGCTGCACCGAGGCCAGGATCATTTTGTCCTGGTCAGGCTCGCCCTCTTTCCAACGGCCACGCATGCGATAACCCGGCAGCCGCGTGCGTATGGTTTGCGGACGGCGGAAGCTGCTCATGACTTGACCACTTTGTATTTGATGGAATTGAAGTGAAGCTTCTTGTCGAGAAGGGGCTGATCGAAACCCTTCTTCTTCGCCGTGGATTCAGCATTCCGCTCCCACTGACCGTTGATGAGATGGTGCTGGACGATCCCCTGGTACCACGCCCCGACGGCGTACACGGCTTCGGTCGCAGTCTTCTTCCCACCCATGACCGCAGCCACCTGCTGCTCCTGCACATCCGCAAGCTGCTGCTCGTAGACCCGAGCGGCATCCCTGTGCAAAGGCCGAGCGGGGATATCCTCGGTACCGTATTCGTTGAACTCGACGTAGTCGATCAGCGGAGTACCGTTGCTGCCCGGGGTGTTCGCGTCTTCGGTCTGAACTCCGACCTTGACCGTCACCTTGTTCAGCTGGCGCATTTCAGCTGCATAGCGCTGCAAGCCCTTGTCGATGACCTTCAATCTTCACCTCCAAAGCACTTGGACCCACGCACCAAACCACCCACTCGGACCGTGCGCGAACATTTGTCATTCAGCAGGTCATAGCGAGCACGAAAGCCCATCGGATCAATCGTCCCCGCGCTATTGCCGAAGGTACGCTGCAAGTCGCCTTCCTTTTCCATCGTGATTCCGGCAGGCACGACGATCGCGACTTCTTGCTGCACCCTCATCGCGAGCAACCAAGCTGCGTACAGGGCCTGCGCTTCGTCTTGCTCCGCTGGCGCCAAGCAGCCAGGCCGATGACCTATTGCGACGGCCAGGGCTTGCTCTTTGTCTTCGACAGGCCTGGCGGCGACGCCGGGCGCCAAGAAGTCCAGGAGCTCAACCGTTGCCGCCATGGCTCCCCCCTTCTACCGCCCTGAGATACGCCTCGCGGAGTTCTGCGAGCCGCGCGCCACGTGCGTAGGCAACACCTCGGTCATCAAGCCAGCGCTTAAGCTGTACCACGGTTGCCGGTTCTGCAGCGGACTGATCCAGCTGTAGGATGCGACGGTCCAATAGGTCCTGGAGCGCCGCCGAATAAGCCAGGACCTGGCTGGCCCCCGGTGCGATGGGCGGGCCCCCGCCAACCGTGACCGTGTGCTGGTCACTGAGATTGATATAGCGCTGCATTGGGTCTCCTTATGCAACGTTCGCCAGCAGCGCTTGCAGCTCAGCCTTCTTGGCCGTCTTGGGATACGGAATTTCCTTCGCGTCCAACGCGGCTTTGAGGCTGTCGACCGTGGCTTTTCCGTCCTCCGCTGCCTCGCTAGCGCCAGGCATAGGCTCGGGCGCCTGCGCCTGCGCATCAGCGGGATTCGTGGCGTTTTCGCCAGTCGGTACCTGCCCCTCAGACGCCGTTAGGTCCACCGACACCTGCGGGGTAAACGGTCGCAGGAGCTCGGCCAGATCATTCTGAGTCAACTGGTCGTATCGCTCGCGGTACGCCGGCGGCGGATCGCCGGCCACGGCGTCGCACGCCTCAACGAAATCACCCGCCCGGTAAGCGCGCGGGTCGCGCAACTGAATGCCCGCCCGTCGCGCGAGCGCTTTGTCCTGCGGCGAGGGCACACCAGTCACAAACAGCAAGACCCGCTTGGGCTTGTGCTTTGTCTTCATGAGATACCTCTACACGGAAAACGGGGCGGGCCCAGCCCACCCCTGATGTGCTACTTGGTGACCACGAGGACGCCGGCCGTGTCCTTGTTGGAAGACGCCGTCTTGTCCCAGTTGGCGGAAGTCCCCAGCGCCGTATCGTTGGGGGATTTCCCGCCGTTCGCCTGGTCCCAGCTGTAGCCGGCCAGGCCGACGTTGTAGGTCCATTCCGCTTGGTAGATCCGCGAAATGTTCTCGTTGCCGACTTGGTCCACCATCACCGCGTTGAAATCGCCGTTGTCCTGCACCAGGCCCGCGCCGGGGACCAAGCCCAGCGTGTTGTACGTGATCTCATCCTCGCCCGCAGCCGGATTGATCAGCGGGTCGGCATCGGTCACGACAAAGATGCGGCCAAACGGATCACGCATGACGTTCACGGTGCCATAAGTGAACAGACGTTCAGCGTTCGACAGCGCGTTGTCGTACAGATTGGTCAGCACGGTGGAATGTAGGACCCAGGCGGCGAGTGCCCCGGATCGATCCCCGAACTTGCCGGCGCCCTGGTTCAGTACGCGCCAGTTGGGTCCCGCGTCCGTACCGTCATGCACGATGGCCGGGTTGCCCTTAAGCGCCGCCACCAGGGTGCGAATCACGGCGTTGAGCATGTCCTGCAGCTTGGCCTTTGCCAACTGCTCGCCAATTTTCAGCGCCGCCAGCGTCGGATTCTCTTGAATCCACAGATACTGCTGCGGCTCAAACTCGATCGGCGGCGTGCCAGCCGCGACCTTGACCGCAGTGTTAGCCAACTGCTCCAGGCGCTTGGGCGGCACCGTGCCGTTGCCGTAGGCATCACGGCGGCGCACCAGGCCGCCGATCTGCTTGAACATCGACTCGATGCTGAAATCGCCTTTGTTCGCGCCCGAGGCCAGCACCAGCACACCGCCGGATGCCTCATTGAATTTGTTGACTTCCTGGTCCACCAGCTCCGTGATGGTCGTGGAAACCTGCTTGTTGAATACCACCAAATCGAAAGGCATGCTTTCGCTCCCTATTGTTTACCAACCTTGTCCAGGTAGGCCACGCGCTCGGCGTCGGTCTTGCAATCAGCAAGCGACCCTGCGGTGTGGCGCCCACCACCATTTCCATTCGCACCGCTACTGCCACCCGAAGCGCCGGAGCTCTTCAGGATGTGGTCCTTGTGCGGGTACTGCTCGATGAGATAGTCCAAGGCCTCGTCGAACTCGGCGATTTCGCCCGGGCGCGAACGGCTGAAAATCTTGTTGCCGTCTTGCCCATAGGCCACGACCTTGCCGTCTTCGACCTTGAATGCCGACCCGAATCGCGCCTGTACCAGATCCGCCGGCACAGCCAGCTTTTCTGCGATCACCTGCGACCGCGCGAAGCTGCCGCCGATCATGTGGCTGGCCAGGTTCTGGTTTGCCTGCGCCAGCTGCGCGCGGGCCTCGTCGATTTGCGCTTGAAAGCCCTTACTGACTTCAGACTTGACCTTCTCGACTTCGCCGGCATCCACCAGCTTTTTGTCGTCCAGGTTCTTGACCGTTTCCAGCGCCTTCACCGCGGCGGCCGGATCTTCGATGCCCTTGAAAGCATCCAGCCGCCCCTCTGCGGCTTCCGCGCGCTCCCGGTGCGATTTCGCCTCGCCGTTCAGGCGGCTAATGGTCTGCACGGTCCCGGCCGCATCGAATGCGACCTCTTTGCCGTCATCCTGCACATAGACAGGCTTACCGTCTTGAACCACCACGTGGCCGTTCTCATCGAGCTTCAATTTCATGGTCATCCAACCTTGTCCAATGGGCCATCCGGCCCAAAACACCGCCTTGCATCCGCGCCGCGGCCAAAAGAAAGGGCCGTGGCGCAAAAGCGCACCACGGCCCTACGTCTCGCGCCCCGATGTTTAACGGGGAGCAGAAACCTCGTACTTCGCCCGGAGCTTATCCAGCGTCAGCGGGTTGCCTTGCATGTCCAGCAGATCGGTCAGGGTGAGCTTGCCCTCCTTCCACAATTCCAGCCGCCCTGGCCCGAAGTACTGCCGCTTGAACTTATCCGACTTGCGGGACAGCCATTGTTCAAAGGTTGGCCCACGGCTGAAGGTGCCATCGACGCCCGGCAGCGCCGCGCCGACGCCGGTCTGCAGCGGCTCCGGCACCAGAATGCAGCGGCAGCCAGGATGACGGGGCGGCCCGCCCTGCAGCGGCGTCAGGTGCCCCACCGGTTCGCCGGCCAACGTGAACAGCTTCCCGTCCAAACCACCACACACCATGCAGGTCTTGCTGTCGAAACGAGCTGACCAGCGATAGCCAGACAGCACGTCGTCCGCACTGCGCAACAGCGCCTGTTGTGCCTGGCCTGCGACCGCCAGTGTTACGCCCTCCGTGAGAGTCTTCGCCGTTTTCGCGGCCCGTCGAATCAGGCCAGGGGTATCGGAATCACCCACGACCCGAGTGACAAGCGCCTGCGCCGTCGCTTTCGGGTCCAGCGAGGCGATTCGAACCTCGCGGGCGATCGCACGCTGCAGCGCGGCGCCTTGGTTCTCCCAGACTTCCCTCGGCGTCGCCCCTGCG